GCATACCCAATGGGGGGAAATTGAGGCAGAGAAAGAGGTGAGTATTTAATGTATGAAGATATGACTTATGAAACTATTATGAATCGAATGTTAAATCGGGTTCCCAAAGGTCTTGACCAAAGAGAAGGCTCTCTCATTTACACAGCAATTTCCGCAGCCGCGGCAGAAATGCAGGTGATGTACATAGAGTTTGATACCATTTTAAAAGAAACATTTGCCCAGACTGCTTCCAGAGAAAACTTAATTCGCAGAGCCGCAGAGAGAGGAATGGAGCCAAGTCCTGCTACCAATGCCATAATAAAGGCGAAAACCACACCTTCAGAGGCTGTTATCATACCAGGACAGCGCTTTCGCCTGGGAATTCATTACTATACAGTTATTAAAACAGTGGGAGAAGGCATCTATCAGTTAAGCTGTGAAACAGCAGGAACCGCAGGCAACAGGCAGACAGGACGCTTAATCCCCATTGAAAGTATTTCAGGACTTACCTCTATGGAGATTACCGATCTACTAATCCCAGGAGAAAATGAAGAGGATACGGAAACCTTTCGAAAGATTTACATGAGCTCCTTTACCGAAAAAACATTTAGTGGAAACCGAAAAGACTATTTAATCAAAACAAACGGAATCCCTGGGGTGGGGGCCACAAAAATCACAAGGGCATGGAATGGACCGTCCACCGTAAAGCTAACAATTTTGGATTCCAATTATAACAAAGCATCAGATCTGCTCATACAAACGGTGCAGGATACCATAGATACATCAGGCAGTGGAAAAGGGGATGGACTAGCTCCAATTGACCACGTAGTAACGGTAGATACGGCTGAGGAAGTGAAGGTAGGGATAACCTGCACTTTGGAGTATGAGAATGGTTATGAGGAAGAAACTCTTAAAACACTGATACAAGAGGCAGCAGAATCCTATTTAAAAGAGCTCAGAACCTCCTGGGAAGGTCTTGGAGAACGGGGATGTATTATAAGAATCTCTCAGATGGAAGCCAGAATACTAGCACTGGAGGGAATTTACGATATTAAAAATACTCTTATTAATGGTGCACCAGAAAATCTGGAATTGAACCAGTATCAGATTCCAGTGTATGGGGGGGCTGAAATTGATACGAGAGGTTAATTTATTATCCTACATTCCAGATTTCCTTAAGGAATATGAAGAAATGAAAACCATTCAAGAAGTCATGCAGTCAGAGATTCAGCGCATGGAAGATGAAACGGAAGTGTTATTTGACAATCAATTTATAATGAGTTCGGATTTAGATAACATCCGCCGATATGAGCAAATGCTGCGTCTACAGGCATCTTCTAAAGATACGTTGGCAGACCGAAGATTTAAGGTCTTATCCAAATGGAACCGAATCATTCCTTATACTAAAGTTACATTAAGGCAAAGGCTAGCTGTGTTATGTGGGGAAGATGGATATACGCTGGATATTGATCCCAATAAAAAGGTTATCGTAAAGGTTGCATTGAAAAGTAAACGGAATTTAAACGAAGTGAGGAAAATGTTAGAAGAATTCGTTCCATGCAACATGGTGATTGATTTGGATCTTCTCTATAACCAGCATCATTTACTCAGTGGATTCAAACACAAACAATTAGGAGCCTGGAGTCACAGGCATATTAGAAATGAGGTGCTTATCAGTGGCAAATAAAACAAACAATTATAAGTTTCCCAAGCCAGAGGCAGACGATTTTTACGACATATCAGAGTATAACAAAGCCATGGACATTTTGGATGACTCCCTGACGGAAATGGATCAAAAGAAGCTGGATAAGAATGGGGATGCTTCAGAGGTAGTCACTGAATTCCAACAGGAAATTTTAAGAGAGAATATTGAGTCTGGGGAGACATTATCATCTGTTTTTGGGAAGGTAAAAAAATGGTTCACAGAAATGAAAGATGTGGCGTTTTCAGGCCATGCGAAAGATATTATAACAGATGCGGCTCATCGGTTTGTTAGTGATGTGGAGAAAAGTAGTTGGAATGGGAAGGTGGGGGCTACTGGGGGGGATATTTCGGAGACTAATATTGACTCATTGGAGTCAATTACTACTGAATTTCCTGTTCCTGATCAAGGGGAAACAACTAAGATTTTTATGGGAAAGGTTAAAAAGTTTATACAAGATTTTAATAATTTTAAATCCGGTATTATTACCGTTGGCAAATTGGTTAATAGTGGAAGCACTACTTTGGGGGGATATGCATTAGATGCAAGGTATGGAAAGACATTATTTGATTTATATACACAATTAAATAGCGATTTAGGTAAGAATGAGGATATTAAAACTGGAACCATTTTAGATTTTATAATAGCAAATAAAGAAAATAAAAAAGATACATTTATTGTTAATAATTATATACCTCCTGATGCCCCTCCAGAATTTAGGACTTCTTTGACAGAAGGATATATACAGATACTACGCGGGTCGAATGGAAACCGAACAAAAGTGTTATATTATGAATATGGAACAAACTGCCTAAAAGTATGGCATAGAAGTATATTCAACAATAAGTGGCTTGATGATTGGTTACCAAGTGTTACAACAGCTGAATTAAATAAAAAGCAAGATTCTCTTATTCTTCCTTCTGACACTAATATTGATTATGCTGATGCTAATCTATCTAAATTTGGAGGGTGGATATTGCCTGATAATTCAGCAGGATATTTTAACTTAAAAATCAGTTGGGGTTTATTGCAATTCAAGATGATACGTGGTGAAGTTTTTATTAGGTATCAGTGGGGATTGTCAACACCTGGAGCTTGGAAAAAGATATATTAATAATAAGATTACTAGTAAACTTTTTATTGGATTGATTGTCCTAACATATCCACGGTCGTTATGTATACGGTATCTATATATTAGAGAAATACTACTAAATATACATATTTAAATTGATTAAAAAACTGTATTTCTTGCTATAATTAGAATTTTGTCTAATTTATACTTATAAATTCAACACAGAATAATCTTTAGTGATGAATTGAATCATTTTTAAATTAAGTTAATAGTTAGTATTGTTCATATATTTAGTTTTATAATTTTAAATTGCAAGAAATAAGAATTGAGGTAAAAAAATGAAAAACATATTATGCACATCCACAGGCATCATCGGCAGTATCATAGCATCACTATTCGGAGGGTGGGATACAGGTATCGCAACATTAATTCTTTTCATGGGCATCGATTTTTTCTCCGGCCTAGCAGTCGCCGGAATTTTCAAAAACAGCAGTAAAACAGAAACCGGCGCCTTAGAATCAAGAGCTGGCTGGAAGGGACTTTGTAGAAAGAGCATGACTCTACTCTTCGTCCTAATCGCCCACCGCCTGGACCTGTCCATTGGGACAAGCTACATAAGAGATACCGTCGTCATTGGTTTTATGGCAAACGAATTACTATCCATCGTAGAAAACGCTGGACTAATGGGCATTCCGCTCCCAGCCGTATTAACTAAGGCAATCGATATCTTAAATCAGAAATCAGAACCAATCAAATAAAAATACAAATTACATCAAAGTTAACATCTCAAATAACATAACAGACACCATCACAGGCACCATTACAAGTAAATCACACATACCATCGCAAACACCATAACCTCACCTCCTCCCTTCTTAACCTGAATTTCCCCACATATGAAAAGCGAATCCACCAAACAATTTGTCCCATTCCCCACCCGGGACATTCTACCTTTCACTTTCATATCATAAAATTGTAATAGTATAGAAAGGACAAGGTGAGAGGTATGGTAAAAAGCGAAGCAACGAAGGATATGCCCCATCTGGAACTCATAGGAATCCAGGAAAACCTAAACGATGCCGATTACACGGAAATCGAGCGTTTCCGGGAATCCTTTGACCCGGATGATATGGGATTTTCCGGCAGAAGGGAAGGAATTTAATATGGAAATCCATCAATTATTAACCCCATATAACTATACAAACGGCGACATCAGCCGTATCAAATATATTGTAATTCATTACGTAGGAGCTCTGGGAGGAGCGGAAGCCAACTGTAAATACTATGCATCTCAATATATTGGTGCCAGTGCCCATTACTTTGTAGGCTTTAACGGTGAAATCTGGCAGTCCGTAGAAGATAAAAACATTGCATGGCACTGTGGCGCCAAAACTTACAAGCATCCAGAATGCCGCAACACCAACAGTCTGGGAATTGAGCTGTGTGTTAGAAACAAAGGATCTCAGGCTGATACCAGCCGGGATTGGTATTTTGAAGATGCAACCGTAAGAGAAGCCAAGGAACTCACCAAGATGCTAATGGAACGATATGGCATTAAAGAAGATCATATCATTCGCCATTACGATGTCACCGGAAAGATCTGCCCCAATCCTTATGTCTATAACCATACCAAGCACACCTGGCAGGATTTCAAGGATAGTCTGGTAACGGCAGCCGAAGTAAAATCAGGTTGGGTAGAAGATGAAAACGGTTGGAAGTTTTATCTAGGAGATACCGGGAATCTTGTAAAAAATGATTGGTACAAAGACGGAGAGAAATGGTATTGGTTTGACGGAGCTGGCTATATGGTAAAAGACACCTGGAAAACCGGCTCTGATGGAAAATGGTATTTTTTAACAAGTGACGGTTCCATGGCAAAAGATCAGTGGATCGTCTGGAAAGACGAGTTATACCGGGCGACGGAAGACGGCACCATGTCAGAAGGAACCATGACCCTTCGCTCTGACGACGACGGCGCACTAAAAATCATATAAAATATCGTAAAAAAATGTATAAAAAATGCGAGCATCGATTACAAGAGCAGCTCTCTGTCTCATTGACAGGGGGCTGTTCTCACACATCGGTCTCGCCTTTTTATTTTTGTCAAAAAAAGCAACAAAAAATCCCACTCAGCGGGTTAAACCGAATGGGATAAAATTCTGTTCTATGAATTAAGCCATTGCGTTAACAGCTCTAGAGATTCTGGATACTTTTCTGGAAGCGTTGTTCTTATGGTATAC